CTTCGACCGTCGTCACGGCTTTCTCCGGCGGTTCCCTTGCGGGTCGATGTAGTCCGTTCCTGACGGCAGGCGCGCGTATTCCTCAGGGCTCGCGATGCGCGGGGTCTGCGCGCCTTCATCGCGCGGCTGTGTCTGCTGCGCGCCGTTTGGGCGATACTCGCCCGTGCCTTCGTATTGCCAATTGCCAGGGCCGGCATAGGTGTAGGTCCGCCCTGCCGGCGTCGTGTATTGGCGACCCACAACATAATCGGTGCGAGCAGACGAATTGAGCGAGGCCATATCGTCAGGATGCGGCAGACGCGGCGCGCGCATGCCGAGATCGGCCATGCTTTGGCTAGACGGAAGCCGCGCGCCATAGTTCTCGTAGGTATCCCAGGCCGCTTGCTGCACCGTGCGCGCCGATTGCGCCACGAATTGCGCGAGCGAGAGGCGATCCGCGGCGTTGAGGCCGGTCTGCGCGACATCGACATAGGCGACGTTCTGCTGAAGCTTGCGCTGAAGGCTGGGCGAGAGCGTGGACCAGACTTCGGATTCCGTGAGCACACCAGGGCCGGTCTGCGCGCGCGCCGCGGCGCGCAGCAGCGCGACATCGTTCATGCGCGCATTGACGCCCGGCAAGCCATTGGTCTCTCCGGCGCTGCGGATGGCAATGTTCGCGTATGGCAGCGCTGGACCGAGAATGCCGAGGCTGTCTTGAATGTCTCGCTGGGTCACATCGTATTCGTGCGCGATCACGCGCGCCTGTGACGGATTAAGCGGCAAGCTCGGCGGGTTCAGGCGATCTTCGCGAGCTTCCTGCAGTCCGCGCTCGCGCTGCGCGAACTCTGCGCCCCAGCGGCGATCTTCGCGCGCGATCTGCGCATCCTCCCGCTGAATCCCAAGCTGCTGCTCATAGGTGAGGAGCGAGCGGCCGAGATTGTCGATCTCGTCGTTGGTGATTTTGCCATCGGCTTGGAGTTGCTGAATGCGGGCGCGGAGTTCTGGCGTGTCGAAAGGCGTGCCCTGGATATGGTTGAGCGCGAAGGCGCCGCGCTCGGCTTCGGGCAGTTCCTTCATCTGGGGCAGCGCTTGGCCGAGATATTGAAGGTTCTGCGCCGCGACCTGGCGCTGCTCCTGCGTCATCGTGGAGATGGTCTGATTGAGCTGAGCGAATTGATCGACATCGCCCTCCTCGCCTGCGATTTGCGCTGCGGCTTGAAGACCGGCCTGCGGGTTCGGCGCGGCGCGAAACGCTTCGCCGGTGCGTTGGCGATTGCGCTGCGCACGACGCACCTCGCCGATCTGCGCCATCATGTTCGCTTCGTTGTAGGCGCCGGCGCTCAAAAGCGCGTCGGTCGCGCCGGTGGAATCGCCAGCCGCCATGCGCTGGCCTGCATCCGCCATCGCGGTTTCGCGCCGGCGCTCGCGCGCGTCATCACGACCCGCGCCGTAGGAGGAGATGAAGTTCGAAGCGAGGCCCATGGCTTAGCCTCCCGCATAAGCGAGTTGCGAGATCGGCTGCGCCATCAGCGGCGTTGCGCGGATCGCCGGCGACGGATTGAAATAGCTGCGGTTCGTGATGAAGTTCCCGCCGCTCAATTGGCCCGCACCCCAGCCAAGAAAGCCCGCCGCATCGGACGCGCCCTGATATTTCGCGTTCGCCGCGGCCATGGCGAGATTGCCTTGGTTCGCAGCACTCTGCGCCATCGTGCTGCTGGCGGAATTGGCGAAATTGACGCCGCCCGAAGCGATGCCAGCCGAGGCGTCAAAGCCGCGATCCGCGATCCCGCCGAGGCCCGCGATGTACTCGCTCGTCGCGCCGCCGCGATAGTTCTGGTTGATGTCGGCAGCCGCGCGCATCGCCTTGCCGGAATTGATTGAGGAGCCGCGGCCAAGCGCGGCGTTGGTGGAGCGCAGCGCTGCGAGCGCCTTCGCCGTGGCGTCCTGTGCATTCTTCCAGAACGGCGAGGCTTCAAAGCCTGCATCGAAATCGGCGCGCGCGCCTTCGAGCGAATCGCCTTCGCCCGTCGGCGCAACGCCATAGGCCGAGTTCAGCATGCGCCGCGCGGAATCGCCCTCGGTGACATACGGGGTCAGGATTTTCTTCGCCTCGTCGCGCGCTTCGCGCTGCAGCGCGATTTGTTCGGCAGACGATTGCGCCTGCTGATTGGCGGCGTTGTTGATCGCAGACGCCTGCTTGCTGGACGCCTTGCTGGCGGCGTGCGCTCCGATCGCGGAAGCGGCGAGTGTTGCGGCGGTGGCGAGACCCATTAGAGCGCCTTCCAGAAACTGACTTCTGTAGGATGATACCCCGCGCCCGACATGATGCGGCGTAGAGCGCGTTCCCGCTCATTGGCCTGCGCGCTCATCTGCACCGCGGCAGCGCCGCGGTCCGACGCCCATTCCTCGAATGCTTCGCGCAGCGCCCTGCCCTCTTTGGGATCCTCCGAATACCAGAACAGTTCCGTGGCCAGCACTGCGCCGGGCGAGAACCACAACGGCGTCAGCACCCCTCCAATGATCCCGTGATCCGTGCAGCGCAGGAATCCATCCTCGCTTGCCTCGAGCGACCCAAGAAACTGGGCCACCGCATCTTCATCAAACGCACAATCAGCCCACACCGATTTCCGGTGGAACCGAGAGGCGAAGCCGAGGGCGCGGTTGAGGTTCATGCGCCGAGGTCACGCATGATCCAGGAGATTTGGGTGTCGATGTCGTCGAGTTCTTCTTGGCTCTGCGCAAAGCGGCGTTCGCGTTGAAGTTCGGCTAGCTTGCGCTGGTGCGCGCTGTGGTCGCGCATCGCGTTCGTGGCGTTGGGCCTCCCGAACTCATCGAGTTGCCAGCCGCCCATGGTGTATGGCTGATAGCCGGCCTCATCCAACGCCTCATCGCTGAGACGTGCGAACGGGCGCGCCGTGAACGCTTCGCGCATCTCGCGCTCGGTCAGGCGTGGGCGGCGGTATTCGCCAAGCTCGGCGAGCGCACGGCGTAGACCATCGAAGCCGCCGCGCCCGGCGCCGCCGGCCATGCGCGCGAGTTTGACGAGCCCGCCAGCGCCAGCGCCCGCCGCCATCCCCGCAATTGCGCCAGGCACAATGCCCACCATCGAACCGTCGCTTGCGTCGCCGCCCTCGGCCGCAGCAAGTCCGCCGCCAATGGCGCCGCCAGCGAGCATGCCGGGGATGGAGCCCAGCGCCATGCCCATATCCATTTCGCCGCCGCGCCCTGCGCGCGCGCCGCGTTCAGCGGCCTCGGCCAAAGCCCTCCGAAGCGCTTGCGCGATCCCAGCCATATCTCTCTCCCGCTTCGTTCAGCGCACGACTTCGATGCGGACGTCTCCGTCGCGATCGAAGGTCATGGCGAGGTCGTAAAGCTCTTTGGCGCGCTCGCGCACGCGCTGCGATGTCGGCGATTCGATCTGCCATTCGTCAGCGCACCGCGCCGCCAGGCAATAGATCACGGTCTCGAACCATTCCTGCGGCACATCGATGTCATGTGCTGGAAGCGTCACATCCTGCCAGACCCGCTCATAGGAATAGGGAACGGTCCAGACCTCGCCGGAGAAGGTCGGGATCGGCCAGAACTTCACCTTGGTCTCGGTGCGCTGGCGATCGATCATGTATTTGATCGGCTGGCCGGTGTCCGTCTTCATCGGGAAGCGGTCCCAATCGTTGCGAGACCACGGCGAGAGCGGCAGACGCTCGACACCATCGACAGCGATGCGCATGTTCTCCACGCTGCGCGGGCGCGGGCTCAGCGTGTATTCCTGCGTGCCGGAGACCAGCGTGACGGAGGCTTCGGCCAGCGTCCAGAGATTGGGCCCGACCATCGACCAGGTCTTCAGCATGTCGTTGAGAAGGCCGGCCGCATCGGTGAACTCATCGCCGGATGCGCTTTGCCCAGCGCCCAACACCCCGATGCGCCGCAGCGCACGGTCAACCACCTCTTGAGCGGTGTAGATTTTTTCGATGGAGCCGGAGAGGGCCATGGGTCACTGCAAAATGGCGCGAAGGAGATCAAGTTCGTCAGGCGTTACGGGGCCGCCGAAGGCTGCGCCTGCTTCGTCGAGATCGTCCCAGGTGAGATTGCCAGACGCGTGCTTTTCGCGCAGCGCGTCCGCGAGTTGGCGCACCCGCTGCGGCGCGGCCTCATACTGCGAACGCTGCAACTCGCTTCGCGACGGGACATAGGCATCGCCTTGGCGCACGCCCGAGCGCTGCTGAAGCGCGCGGCGCAATTCCGACAGATCAGAATAGCCGCGAAACTCGCGCTGGACTCCGCGATCGATCATGCCGTCGGTCGCGCGCGCAACATCGGCTTGCCAAGGCGCGAGGTCCGAGAGGCGGCGATAATCGCCGGGGATCGCCGCATTATGAATCACTTGTCCGACGCCGGCTTGCGCGCGGCCGGCCAGCACGCGCCCCACGCCTCGCCCGCCAAGGGCGAGCTCGGCCAGAGCGCGGCGCAATGTTGACGCAGAAATCCCAGCCATCAGGAATAATCCTCCCCCGTCACCGGGTTGTTCTCATCGATGAACACCGGCTCTTGCTCGAAGCGCGCATTTGGAATCGGCGCGCCTTCCAGCGGATCGATGTAGGGCGGATCGAGATAAGGCGGGCGCGGATCAAAGCAGGTTCCGCAGACGAACAGATTCGTCCATTCGGTGCGGCATGCGGAATGGCGACGCTTCAAGCCGCATCGGTCGCAGATCGCCCAAGGCCCGCTCATCGCGCTCACTCCATCATGGCGGCGCGCTTACGCGTCAGCGTTCAAAGGCCACCAAAGCGTAATCCACCGAGAGCGTCTTTGCCGCCGCCGCGCCGGCCTGGATCGCCATGGTGAGGCGAACGTCAGCAGTGCCGAAGAGAGACGCAAACGCTGCGTTCGACGAATAGACCAAGATGTCATCGACGAAGACGTCGAGGCCCTGGGCGCCGTCGTAATACATGCCGACCTTGTAGAACGTGTCGGCGACGATCGTCTTGATCGCACCGGAGTTCGCACCGGCAGACGTCTTGAAGACCAGCGTCGCCGCGTCATCGTCCTTCACGAAGGCCGCATACGTGGACGGAAGCGAGGCGATGGGCGACGTGTCGGTGACGGCAAGGCCCAAGAAGAGATCGATGTCCGTCGCTTCCGACGCCTTGAAGCGGAATTCCATCCAGGCCTTGCGGCCCGATGCGAAGGCGAAGGACGTCGTGCCGAGCTGAATGCTCGTGACGTCATTGTCGGCGCCCGTGTTCGTGATGAGCAGAATGCCGCCGTGGCCCGTCGCGAGCGCTTCGGTCGCCGCCGAGTCGGTTTCGGTGAGCGTCCAGTCGCCGGCGGTGTAGTTGTGGAAGTCGTTGAAATAGACCGTGTGCAGGCGCGGATCGAACACCGGCATCTTGAGGCCAAGGCCAGCATTGCCAACGCTGATGCCCGGATAGAAATTGCTCAGGTTCGAATTGGCCATGTCCGCCTCGCACGAAAGAGATGAAGGGCGCGCCCCTCCCCTTTCGGAGAGAGGCGCAATATCTGCGCTTAGCCCGCGCCTTGCGTGCCAACGATCGAGCGGAAATTGTCCCAGCCAGGAACAAAGCGCATGATCGCCGCGGCCCGCGCGTTCTTGGTGCCGAAGTCCTCGTCCTTGTCGAACTCGATGCCCATGCGGTCGAAGCTCTTGAGGCCTTCGCGCTCATCGGTGAGCATGAACCAGGCGTCGTCATCCGTATCGAGATAGGGATGCACGAGCACGCCATCGGGCAGGATGTTCAGGAGTTTGATCGCGTTGGGATCATTGTTCGACGTGCCCGAGCGCAGCGCGCCGGAGACGTAACGCACCGCGTTGAACATCTCGTTCACCGGCACGACGAGGCCGCGCGGCATGATGTTGACGCGGATGCCTGCGTCATCCTTCATGTTCACGACGATCTTGGTCGCGTCTTCGATCGAGGCTTCGGAAAGATCGGCATCCGTCGCGAGGCGATTGGATTGATTGCCGCTCTTGGTCGGGTGCGACGTCGAGCAAAGCGTTGCGCCATCGCCGCCGAGATAGGACGAGTTGAAGCCGCGCTTCAGGATGTTGGCGTGCACGGTTTCCTTGGTCGCCCGCATCGAGCGGGCAAGGCCCGTCGCGCGCGCCGCGCTCACCTTCGCATATTGACCGTCTTGCAGCTCTTCCATCGTGACGATGTAGCCGAGCCCATAAGTCCGGTTGAGGAAGGTGTACTTCGAGCCTTGGCGATCTTCGTCATACGAGATCGGCCCGCCTTCCGTCTTCTCCGGCGCGAGGCCATAGAGCGCGAGCCCGATGGTGACTTCCATGTGCTTGTCGGACGTCTCCTTGGTGAAGATCTTCTCCCAATAAGCAGGCTTGTCCTTATAGGACGCGCCGAAAGTGGAGTGCACGCCGGGCCACAGAAGATCCGGGTGCGCGCTGCGGGTGACAACGGCCATGAGACTGCGCTCCTTAGATCAGGCTTAGATGCCGGTCGTGTTGTTGCGTTGGTGAAGGTTCGCGCTCACCAGGGCTTTCTGGTACGTCGAGCCGATATCGAGCGCGTCGATCGCCTCGATCTTCAGCTGCAGCGTCGCGGTCGTGCCCTTGGTGGAGGTGTCAAGCAGGAAGCCGGAGAGCCCGGTGTAGGTGGAGCCGGAGCCCGCGATGAGATCGACGTTCAAGCCGACATCGGTGACCGCCAGCGCGCCGCCAACGGCGTCTTCCTGGATCGCGAACATGAGATCGGGATCGTCGGCGACCAGCACATACATGCCGATCGAGGCAGGACGATAGGTCAGCGGGATTTGGCGGTCAGGCTCGAAGCCGACGACGACGCCAAGGAAATAATTGCCGCCGGCGGCCGTCGCGCGCGTGACGGTGGGAATGCCGTTCGCATCGGCCGAACCGGCGAGCTGCACCGGATCGCCCTTATAGAGCGCGGTGCCATCCGAGGACGGAACGTAATAGCGGGTGCATTGGCCGGTATAGTTCTTCCCGTCGCGGTAGCGGATCGGGTCGAGACCGAAGGGGGCGCTCGTATTGGGCATCGCGGACTCCGAAGCGCTGCGCTGCGAGGCGCAGACCAAACCGAACTGTTTGGGGAGGAGCTTGTGAGCCTTGCGGCTCTCTCTGGCTCCAATCGCTTCGGACGCTCCGTCCGAATGGTCTCAGCGCTCAGCGCTTCGACATCGGGGAAAATGCACGCACAGAGTAAAGACAGCGTAAACGGCGTTTAGCCGCGCGCGGCGTTGGGCGTATAGGCCGTCGAGGCGTCGAGACCGCCTGATCCGTTGGCGTCGTTGCCGGGGGCTTTGAGGATGGTCTCGTTCTTCGCCACCGCGCGCATGCGGTCATCGTTGACGCGCTGCTTGCGCGCATGGTCGGCGTCGAACAGGTCCTTCGGCTTGCGCATCAGGATGTGCTCGATCGGTTCGCGCGACGATTGATGGATGTCGCCGTGACGGCGCGGATCGCCGCCGGCTTCTTCCGCGCTCACCTCATCCCAATCCTGATTGTAGAGCTTGTTCACACGGCCCGGCGTGTTGAGCACGTAACGATAGGCGTAGTTCTCGCGATCAAGGAGCGATTCGTCCGGCACCGCGAGATTGAAGGCGATGCCTTCATCGTTCTCATTGAAGCGGCG